TCGGCGGTGTGTTTGCGCTTGTATCTGCTCCCGTGTGGGCTACCGCTGCTGCGTTAGGTGCTGTTGCATTTGCGATAGCTCAGATTGTCACGAATTGGGAAGCATTAACTGCAAAGGGATTTTTAAAAGACCTTGCGGGGTGGGCAACGGGCGCAGACCCAGACGCCGGACTGCAAAGCAACAGCGGGCAGGTTGAAAGCGCAGCAATCCTTAAATCAATGTCACGCATAAGAGAAAAGAAGCTTGAGGTGTCAGGCGGGATACAGGTTTCAGCGGCAGAAGGTTCAAAGGTTGACAGCTCAAGCATAGGGCTTAATACGGGCCACCAATTGTCAGGCGCAGGAGCAGGATTTTAATGAGCAGACTAACTGGACTATTGCCGGCATCGTGGAAAGGCATTAAATGGCTAACCCGATAAGTGATTTAATTTTAGGCACAAGCACAGAAGACAACCGCAGGACTAAGGGGTTGCTGCCAGCCTCGTGGCGCGGCATAGCTTTTTTTGTCAAGAATGAGGTTCTAGTAGAAGGTGGGCGGCGCATTATACTCCACGAATATCCGAACAGTAGCGAACGGTTCGTTGAAGATTTAGGGCGCATCCCGCCAAAGTTTACCATTACAGCGTTTGTGTCTGGTGCTGATTTTGCAGAAAGGGCAAATCAATTAGAACTTGCCCTGAAGCGAAAAGGCAGAGGATGGCTATCAATGCCGACCTTTGGCATAAAAAGACTTTTCGCAATGCCATACAAAAAAGACGCATCTCAAACCGCAGTTGGTGAGATACGTTTTGATCTTTCTTTTGTTGACGGGCAGGGGATTTTGAAAGCACATCCTGCTGCGGCAACAGCAGAAGAAGTGTATTCGTGGGGCGACAGGGTGCGGAAAGCCTTAGGTGATGCACTTGATGGTGTGTGGGGGGACATATCAAGCGGTGCAAACGCACTAACATCACAGTTTGATGTCACAAGTTTTACGAATTCTGCGGGACAACTTTCGGCAATTGTGAGCAATGCACAAACAGTTCTTCCAGTAGTTAATCTTATCACGACAAATGTTGCATCCATCACGCAATCGGGTTCTCTTTTGTCTAATTCTTTTGTAGGCAATCTATGTCAGAAATTAAGCGAGGGGCTTTCAGGCGGTCAGGGAATATCGGCATTGCTTGACCTTACAAGATTCGGTTCTGATTTAAGCCTTAGTCTGTCAGATATACGAAACGCGATACCCGTACTTTCGTCAGATGATAGTTCTAACAGTTACAGGATACCGCTATGGAAGCCAACAACAGCGGACAGGGCTAGACGCAATAAAAACCGGCTTTCGTTTGTCAATACCGGACGAATTGCATTTCTTGCAGCGGCTTACGAGCAGGCAGCAGACGCAACATACAGCACCGATGCTGAAATTGAAGAAACGAGGTTGAACCTTGAAACGGCACATCAGAGATTAATGCGGGTTGATACTTCCGATAAGGATTCAATTCAAGCACAGCCTGAAATCCGAAGCACAGTAGAGTCTATAAGGCTTGCAGCTTTAAGAGTATTAGACCAAAAAGAGCAATCAGCATTCAGCCTTACAACAGTTAACAACAGGGTTGCGATTAGTTCCTACGTGGAAGCGTATTCGTTGTATGCAGAGGACTTTACCGCCCCCGAAGATGTAACCGCAAAGGCTATTGAAATAAGGTCTCTAAACCCAACCCTTGCGGCTGACAGGCTGATTGGCACAACAACGGTATTGCAGGCATGATTTCAATAAGAGTAAACGGGCAACCCTTCACGCTTTGGGAATCTGCAACGGTGCAGCGTTCCATTGATACGAATTGCGGCGTGTACAGGTTGACCAACTCAAGCTCGTCACCTATTCAAGATTTCCCTATGAAGGTTGGGGATTTTATAGAAATACTTATTAATACTATACGAAAGATCGTTGGCTTTATTGACAAGATGAGCGATACGGAAGATAAGAACACGCACACGATTATAATCTCAGGCCGTGACAACGTTCAGGATTTGATCGATTCAAGCGTGCCAGACAGCGCAAAGGTAACTGAAGGCGAACAAACATTAAAACAGTTGTGTGAACGTGTCATTGCAGCAATCGGCGCAAAAATTGAAGTCATTGAAGGCGTTGCAGGATTAGCGCCGTTTACAGAAGATGATATTGAGGCGGCTGGAGCTGGCGAAACGTGCATGTCTTATCTTGTCAACTTTGCACGCAAACGGCAAGTGTATTTAGTCCCTGACGGTAACGCCAATCTTGTTATTTACAGACCCAACAAAGCAAACAAGGCTTCAGGAGCATTGACAAACAAGGTTGGAAACCCCACAAACACAGTAAAAAATTATTCCGTGTCTCATTCTCAGCAGGGAAGGTTTGCAAAAATACTTTGCAGATCACAGGACAATTTCGGGTTTGACCCGTTTGCTGATTCAGACGGCGAAGGCACAGACAGAAACGATAACGCCGTTGATGGGCAGATCCGAGCAACCCGCTATCTTGAAATCCAAGCCGAAGAATCAATGACAAAGGATGAGTGCGGGAAACGGGCAGCAGAGGAAGTAAATATCAGGCGGGCAATGGGACAGGTATACACAGCAACCGTTGCAGGACACAGCCAACCAGACGGCACAGTATGGGATTTCGGGCAGTTTGTACCTATCAACGATGAGCTTGCAGATGTGAAGGGCGAGTTTCTTATAAAGTCTATTGAATGGTCAGAAGATATAAGGCGGGGATCAACAACCAGAATGACATGCGTGCAATCTGATGCCTATCAAGTTGTAGCAGAACCGACAATAGCAACCAAGCGTACATCTAAACCGGGAACATCGCTTGAGAATGCAGTGCCGATAACGCAGGAACAATCAGTCAGAACTTATTTTAATGCACTGAAAACGATACCATGATAAACGCAATTAGACTTATAAAAAATCTTTTCAAAATAGCTAAACTTTTATCGGTTGATGATTCCGGCGACTATCAGTTTATGAACGTTACAACGCTTGGAAAGACGCAAAAGGTTCTATCGTTTAAACCATACGGGCTTATGAGTAGCCCGCCTGTTGATTCAATTGTCGGGTTGTGGTCACAGCAGGGGCAGGAATCAAACGGTATTGGCATTGCAGACGACCCAAAGAACCGCCTTATTAAAGACATGGTAGAGGGCGAAGTCGCGTTAGGGAACTATTTAACAAGCTCCTATATCAAGTTTGATTCTAATAGCGATGCTATTCTTGCAGCAGCAAGGGATGCTACTTTGTTTGGATTTAATGAAGCTACTTTGCTTGCACTTAGCAAGGTAATTATAAGCGCCCCTACAATTGAGATAAATGGTGATAGCGATAACCTTGTTACGTGGGCAGACTTGAGTTCTCTTTTATCAAGCTATTGGACAATATTTAACCTACACAGTCATGCGGGCGCAGGGTCGGTTACAGGCGGCCTTGTTTCTTTTGACATAACAGCAGCAAGAGCAAACACACTTAAAACGGACGGTTAATATGCAAGACGTTTTGATAAAACCAGACGCAACAGGGATATATGACCTTGTGATTGAAGGTTCTGACTTTGCATCTGCTGAAGGTTTTGAAACTGCCATTGCGACAAGCTACTTTACGGATGCCAGAGCTGATGCCGTCCAGGTTCAAGAAGCACAAGACCGCCGAGGATGGGTTGGAAATATTCTATACCTTGACAACGGGCGTGAAATTGGCGGTTTGCTTTGGGTGTTAGATCAAGCACGCATCACGGAAGATACGCTGAACTTTGCAAAGGCGTTTGCATTGGATTGCTTGCAGTGGATGGCAGAGGACAACGTGGCGAGAAGCGTAGAGGTTTTAGTCAAGAAAACAGACACACGGTCAACTAATATTTTCACCAACATAACAACGGTAGATAATACAGTGTTGCGGTATGTAACGCTGTGGCGTGATACCGATTTATCAAGGGCTATATCATGAGCTTAACTTATCCAACTTTTGAAGAACTTGTAGGGCAGATACGGGCTGAATTTCGGGTACAGCTGCCAAGCATTGACCCAACAGTATTTGGAAAGTGGGCAATATCATTTGCAGATGGAAACGCGGTGCTTGCACAGGCTATCATGTTTGTGGTGCGTGACCTTGAAAAGCAAATGTTCCCGCAGTTTGCAACGGGTGAGTTCCTTGATTTGTGGGGCGGGTACGAAGGGCTTCCACGCAACCCAGAAACAGGCTCTACGGGGTTTGTTTCGCTTGATGATACAACCGCAGCAGTTACGACAGTAATCCCCGCACTGACAGAGTTCAAGGGCAGCAACGGGATTATATACCAATCAACGGCGGTTAGTACAATCGTAGCGGTTAATCAGGTAATCGGCATTACGCGATCCGGTACAACGGCAACGGCTACAACGGCTTCAGGGCATACACTTGCAACGGGTATGACCGTTACTGTAAGCGGTGCAACACAGTCAGAATACAATATTGCTGCCGTTATTACTGTTACGGGTCGGGACACCTTTACATATCAAGTGGCGGGAACCCCTGCAACCCCCGCAACCGGATCACCTGTATATGATTTGAACATGGCAAGCATTCCAGTTGAAGCGCAAGATACCGGAACAGATACCAATTTAAGTACCGGCGCACAGCTTGTAAGCGATACATACGGAACGGCGCTTGTGCAATTTGACGGATTGACAGGTGGCGCAGCAGAAGAGTTAGACGAACCATACCGTGCAAGGATAATGCTTTCACGCTCAAATATCAGCGGTGTATTCACTCCCGACCAAGTAAAACTTGCAGGGCTGTCAGTAACGGGCAACACACGGGTATTCGTTAAGAAGGCAGTATATGCCGCAGGCGGTGGTTTTCTTGACCCAGAGCCGGGACAGGTATCAGCTTTTGTCTTGCGTGATAATGACGCAAACATAATCCCTTCCGCTTCAGTGCTTGCGACAACAAAGCAGGCCATAATTGACGATGGTGCAATGCCTGCCAATACCGCTGAAGCTGATATTTTCGTACAGGGGCCGACCCTTGTAGCAACGCCGTTTGACTTCACAGCATTAAGCCCAGACACGCCGACAATGAGAACAGCGGTTGATAACCAACTGACTGCGTTCTTTGAAGATACTGCTGAATTTGAACAGGATGTTACAGAAGCAAGTTATTTAGGCGCTATTCAGAACACGCAAGACCTTGAAACGGGTGCTTTCATAGTATCGTTTGCACTGTCAACACCATCGGGCGATATAACCGTTACAGACGGCGAAATTGCATCACTTGGCGCATTGACATTTTCGATATAGGAAAATCATGGCTGACATATTCACAGCACCATTAAGCACCTCGCAGCAAATGGCTGACAGTCTGCCTGAAGGCAAGGCGTGGGGGTCAAAGAA